TCAGCGATCATGCCCATGTTTAGCGCGCCTTGCCGTTCCTTGAAAAAATAGCGGGAAAGGTCAACATCAATGCCGTGGCTATCCATCCAATCATGGGTGATGCTATCCTTTTTGGGTGGATGGCGAAGGAAGTCCGCACTTCCTTTTTCGATGAACAGGCCAAAGGCTGTCCATAAGTCTATACCATCTATCCAGGCGTATCCTGAAACATCTGCCATAGTAGTTAGTTTATATCAACCTTTAAACGTTTGCTTCCCGTTTCATAAGCATCGTACTTTTCCAATAGTCTCAATACCCTTTGAGCTACCAATCCTGTATTTGCCTGTATTTCCAAATGCACTTGCAATGATTGCTGTGCTACCCTTAGTTGCTCGGCGGCATTGATCCGGAGTCCTCCAAATTGACCAGCCAGCAGATCGGCTTGCTGCTCCGTCATTCCCTTGATGGCACCAGTCAGGGAATTGCCCTGGTTACCGCTGCCATTGAAGTTGATACCTGCTATCTGCTGGAGTTGCTCAAACTGATCGGAGAAGTTATCGATACTCTGGTTGAACATATTCTGCAACTGCTGGATTTCTCCGTTTGTCAGACCTCCGTCTGATTGAGAGAGGGCTGCAAATTCTTCGAAGAATTCCTTTAACGGCCCTTCGAGGTATTTAAGCTTTAACGATTGCAGAATGGCGTTTTGCATCAGCTCCTGAAAGGTGCCGGCAAAATCTTCGGCACTATTGAGCCCGTTTTTGAAACCTTCCGCAATGGAATCAACGATACTGTCCGCCGTGGTTCCGGTGAAAAGCTCCCTGGCCGCCTGGGCATTCTCTGCAAGCATGCGGTCGATATCAACTCCGGAATCTTTAATTTTCTGAAGTTCCAGGAATAGATCTTTGGCTCTTCCCTCCAGTTGACCTTTAATAAATAGCTGTTCAAGTTCATCAAAGGATTTTCCGGCCAGTGATTCATTGACGAACATTTCAATGCCAAAACCGCCCACTTCCTTTCTCACTCGCGCTGTCAGCTTCTGGAGTTCTCGGAAGACTACATCATAATTGGTAGCAACTTCATCTCTTTGCCTTTCGAGCAGCGCCCTTTCATCTTCGAGACCCTGCACCCTTAATTTATTCAACCTGATCTGTGCACGCTCCCTCTCCTGGTAGAGGAGATTGATCTCCTGCTCACCAACGAACTGTGCTGTCAGGAAGTTTTCAATCTCCTGCTGCTGTTGCCTTCTCCGTTCCCGGGCCCTGGCACCCATGTTAAAGATGGATGTCACGGCAGATACTACCGAACCAATACCTCCAAGGATGTCGCCGGAAGCAAATTGGGCGATGGCGCCGGCAACACTGGAAGCGACAGATGTCATTTCGCTCATTATTTGCAGCGATTCGGAAAGCTCACTGTTCAGTCCTTCCACCGCGTTTGCCAGCTGGCCAAATATTCCGCTAGTAGCGCTCAGCGTTTCCGATATTTCGGCATATTTCTGAGAAGTTTCATTGGTAGAATCAAGGAGATCCTTATATGCATCGATAGTTGCCTGTATATCGGCCTTCATCTGAGGGGTAAGCGTCTGATCATCTTTAAGTCTTGCCCTGAGCACCTTTATTTCCTCCCTGAGCCTTGCTCTCGTGAATCCAAGGATATCCTGGTTGAGCTTTTTATACAGTTCTGATTGGCGAAGGATATCGCTTTCGAGTGCCTCCAGTTCTTCCTTTCTTCCCTGTTCCAGTATCTTTTTTCGATCATCTTTATTTTTTAAGGATTTATCCTTTTCGAGAGTAGACTCAAGCTCGTCATATTTCCTGTTGATAGCAGCACGCGCATCATTGAATGAGAAGGTAGCTGCAAGCAGGTCGGTAAAGTTTTGCTTCTGTCGGTTGAGTTCATCCTCTGCCTGCTGCTGCTGAAGTTTCTTTATTTCCTCAACGATGGCCTTGAATTTATCCACCTCTCCGACATTGGCAATACCAAAACTGATCTTAGGTGCAAGTCGCTGTCCCTCCTTTTGCAGAAGATCAAGATAGGACCGGTAATCGGCTAATTGATCACTGAATAATTCCTTTGCCTTGGCTTCACCCACCTGCTTTTTTGCCTCTTCGTACTGCTCGAACATTCTTTTTTGCACATCGAGATGCTTTTTAAATCGCTCTGCATCTTCCTTGAAATTGGTATTATCAATTTCTGTTTTACGCGCTTCATTCAGAGCATTGATGGCATCCAGACCAATCTGGCTTACCTGGTTCTTCGGATTTTTCTTATTGAACTGATCAACTTTTTTGTTGTACTCATCGATGTTTTTGATGAGGTCATCATATCGCTCATTGATCTTTTCGATTTCGGTTTGCTGCTTGGTAAGGCCAGTCTGGGCAGCATCACGCTGTTTTTCGGCGATGGCTTCAAGTAAATCCTTTCTTTTTTCAAGAAGGGAGTTGGCAGCGTTCTCTTCTTTATTAGCCGCGGCGATTGCTTGTTTGGAAGCGCCGATGATCCTGCTTCGCTCTTCTTCCAGCTCATTGATCTTCTTTTGGTGTACTTGATATTGAGCAGATGTGGCCGAAAACTTTTCCTGTCTCTCTTTCTCAGCCTTTATCTCTTCATTGATAATCTCAAGAGTTCTGAGTTTATTTTCCTGCTTACCATTTTCAATTTTCTTATCGGTCGATGCCAATTTTTCTGTCTCTTTTTTCTGAGCTTCGATAGCTTTTCTTGCTGCTTTAATTTCTTCGCTTTCATTTGCCTCGGCTGAACGAATAGCATTATTCAATCCCGATTGGGCATTCCTGAAGGCCTTATTTTTACTTTTCTGCCTATCTTCCTCCGCCTTTTTAAGTCTATTGATATTAGCAGTTCTTTCTTCCAATAACCGGTTTAACTCGGCTTCCAGTTTGTGCTCTTCCTTGATTGATTCTAAAATAGCTTCCTTATTGGCCTCTGTCTTATACTGCTCCCTAAGCGCCGCAATGTATAAATCAACATTTCCTTTTAATTTTTCATAGGATAGAGTCTTTGCATCAAGCCCTTCAACGATCTTAGGATCGATGGCTTCAAGTTTTTTATAGATGTCGACTCTTTCCTGTTCTGATAAATTGGCACCTTTGAGTGCTTCCACATATGGTCTGATCTTCGCCTCTGTTTCAGCCATCTTATCGCCTACCTTTTCCTGCGCCGCGGCAAGAAGCTCCTGAGAGGTCCGTACATTGGAAGATTCTTTCCTGAAGATTGCAAAAGCGGAAACTATTGCGGTAATGCCAGCCACAACCCAGGCAGCAGGATTCTTCAGCATGGTAGCATTGAGAATCTTCATGGCCCGTTCACTAAGGAGCATGGCCTGGTAGCGGATGGTTTCGGCAATGGTATATCCCTTTGTAACACTGGTTTGAATTGCTTGAACTGCCGTAGTTGCTATAATCGCCGCACGGTAGGATCCGTACGTAATGATAAGGACCTTTAAAATATCAATCACGTCCTCATAATGTTCTACAACAAATGTGGCCCCGCTGATGATATCGGAGAATATACCCTCACCGCTCTTACCAATGGAGTTGAGCATTTGCTGCCATGCATCCTGGAAGTTACTGATCTGGCCAGTGAGTGTTTTGGCCTGCTCAGCCATCAATCCTCCAAACTTGGAACCTTCGGCTGTCAGGTTTTTAAATACCTGCTCCACTTCCGGAAATCCCACCTTACCGGCACTGATGAAATTTCCCACCTCTTCATTGGATACACCAAGAATCTTTGCCAGTTCCTCATAAATGGGTATACCACGCTGGGCGAACTGCCTCACGTCCTGGGTAAGCGCAACTCCTTGCGTTTTTATAGTGCCGAATAAATAGGCGATCTCACCAAGAGGAGCTCCGATACCGGCAGACACATCTCCCAGGCTCCTGAGCGTTCCTTCAATCTTATCAGCGGATATACCAAAGGCAAGTAGTTGCTTTGTTGCGCCGGCTACTTCCTTTAATTCAAATGGAGTGGTGGCAGCGAAGTTAGTGACATCCCTCATCAGAGCATCCGCATCCGCCTTGCTGCCAAGCATGGTAGTAAAGGCCACTTCGAGCTGCTGGAACTCTCCACGTACCCTTACTATATCTGAAATGAAATTGGTAGCGGTACTGAGCGATGCATAGGCAGCGATGCCGGCCACCGTCCTTTTCACCAGGTTGTCTATGCTCTTTGCTTCCTTTTCTGCTGTCACGGTAAGTCCCTGCAGTTGCGCTTCGATTCGCTTTATCGTTTGAGAAAATTGCGAATCAGCGATAACCGCATCAAATTCTAATGCACCACCTGTGACATTTAAAGGCATGTTCAACTATTTAAGAAAGTCAGCTAATCCATCTAAGCTCTCCACATGTTCTACCTTCTCTTCCTCAATTGATTCGTATTCGGGAATACTTGCTAGTAGCATTTGCAGGTTTGCGTAGCTAATATCCCATAGCACGTAATCATATGTAAACCGGAAGTATTTTATTACACTTCCAATCATTTCCCAAGGGCTATTTAACTCCCCTGGATCATCGGGCTCTCCTCGTTCAGCTTTACTGCCATTCTTTCCTCTACGCTTAGCACGTTCAAGCCTTTTATCGAGTTGATAGTAGCTATAAAACTTTTTATATCCATTCTTTCCATCAGGAAGGCGTACAGGCTCAGGATTTCCATCGCTGTCAGGTTTTCTTTCAGGAGGTTGATCAGCGCCTGTGAAGGTTCATTCCTGGTGTTTTGGATAGCTATGGCAATAGCCCGAATAATCGGCTCTCCTTGCGTTGAAATAATATGGAGCGACTTCTCAAGATTTGAACTGTTCTTTAACAGCTCCGCCTCTATGCTCAGTAATTCCTTGGATATTCTAACCATGTTTCCATAAACAACGGGCCGTATTGACAAGGATTTCTTGGTTGGCATTATCTTCCATCGCTGAAGCAGCTTATGCCATTTTCCTTGAGGAATAATGGAGATATCAAATGTTACTACCCTTTCAGTGATCAGGTCACTGACTTTAGCGAGAATATCGTCTTTATTATTTTCCATATATAAAAAAAGCCACCTTTTCCAGTGGCTTCCGGTTTATTAACTCGAAGTTCCTTATGCAGGATTTGCAAATTCGATTGTAATCCTCTTCTCGCCAGTCTTAGTTGGCTGAAGGATAGTAGCCACCATATCAAGTTGCCCGAGTGCGGTTTTCTTAAATGACAGCGCCATCTTCGAGGCGATCTTTGCACGGGGGAACTTCACCACATTTCCTTTCTTGTCAGTCAGCCGGAGGGATACTTCAACATCAGGGAAAGAATCGGGAGCTTCCCACTTTTCCTGCTGTGCGGATGTTGCCTGCACCGTTGCAGCAACAATGGAAAATCCTGAACCTGTACCACCGATATCCGCAGCATCTGCGCTGAGATCATCCGCTGCTGTATAGTCTTCACCACGGCTTACCATTTCCACCTCTGTTACCGCTCCGCCTTCTACGGTAATGTTAGCTGTTGCACCTGTACCATCTCCACCTGTAAGGGCTACATTTGGATAATATCCATCGGTATAAAGAGAACCACCTGTCAGCGTTCCAAGTGTTTTCACGCCGCCAACAGCAATATAAGGCGTTACCGTACCGCCAAAGAACCTGGCAAGGTTCACACCATCCACTTTATACGAACTCCAGGCAAATTGCAATGCACCAATTTCAGATACAAGAGATTCAACAGGTGAATCAGATTCTTCAATCGTAAAATCTGTGGTCTGATTGTCTTCCTGGGTGACTTCCGCTGTATCTGATACAGTTTCGCCTACTTCGTTCCAGGCTGAACCGATGCCTCCATCTGTTGCAATTGTTGCGATCTCGACTTTGGCTAATCCAAATACTTTTTTTGCCATGGGTTTAGTTTGAAATATTTAATGAATAAAATTCAATTCGTATGTTGATAAAATGACTGCTTGCATCTTCGTCTTTCATAAGGTCCGACACCTGCTGTATCTCAAAGTGATAATCATCAGCAGAATAATCTTCCTTCAAAATGGTAACAGCGGTATCTACCAGTGCCTTTAACCTCACTGTATTGGCTACCGTTGTCTGAATACCGACCTGGTTGATCTGCTTGTCAGGAACGTGAATGTTCACATTGGCTACACCCACCTGCAACTGCTCATTTAGCAGTGGAAGAGAGTTGATAACCACATCTTCCTTATTGCTGTTGATTGGCCGCTGGCGTTTATACACTCCGCCACCTGTTGCAAGAGCCGATTTTAAAGAACTGCTATTGATCTTTCCCCAAAGGATATCTACTATGTCAACCGGTGTTCTCATTTCTTTTTCGTCTTTCTGGCTATTCTTGCCATTGCGATCTTCAGGTCTGTTTCTGCCTGCAGGCTGCTTGCCGTCAATACATCGTATCCTTTTGCTTCAACTGCTGCCGCATAGTCCATTCCCGCTACACCTATGAGTACAAACCCTTTCGGGAAATTCTTTTTTGATTGTTCAATGATCTTCTGCGCTTGCTTCACTCCCTCCGGTCCACCTTTGGATTCAAAACTTTCGAACAACTGATCTCCGTTTCTTAAAATCACATACCCTATTGATGAACGAAGGTTAACTGTCCTGTCTTTGTAGGTGTCATTCTCCCGGGCGTTTCTCACAAAGCGTTCACCCACACGTTTTAGGTTTAACAGGATGGCTGCCATGATACGTTCCTGTCTTTCTGCCAGCATCTTTTGAATCTGTGCTCTGCTGAATTTTGGAACTACGATTACAGCCATATCCGCTGGTTTAACTGCCCTTCACTATACTGTTTCACTGTGTCACTGCAAAGAACTTTGGCGCCTTTCAGCACTTGCACCTGCGTACCAGGCGCAATGTCGATCGCCGGAAGCGGCAAATACACATCCCAGCTGTAATCGATTCTCTCACCGTCTGTCACGACCACTTTCCCGTTTCCGCTGTTTGGTTCTGCCCGGCAAGCCCTTTCAACGGTTGATGGCGTTCCATCCGTCCAATCACCGTTTCCATCCTGAACACTTCCGGATACCGTTGTGAACCTGATCGTATGAGGGTACTGATTAATCATCACCAGATGCTTTTACCGGTAACTGTGGGCTTTGCTTCCTGGATCATATCAAGTATTTCTGTCGCCCCATGAAGTGTTGCCAGCTGCAATAGACGTTCCTTGATCTTCCTTAAAAAGTCCGGATGTGACAACTGATAGCCACCTTCGACTACATCTGGCTGCGTATAGATCATGTACAATACATCCATTACAGCAAGCTCAACATCCTTTTTATCTGAAGCAGCATATGTTCCAGATCCATCCAGTCCGCGATCTGTGAGCGCTACCTCGAGGGTATGATCACTTACCGGGCATTGAAGCTTTGCTGCTAAGGCCTCTTTATTCGTCATTTGAAAGAACTCTTGTTTAGAAACTTCCCTTTCTTACCCCGGTGAGAAGATCATCAACAATCTCAGATGTACGGCCATTCTTCTCAGGTCCGCCGTAATTGTCGATTGGCCAATGAACGACTTTTGCACTATCAACGCTGCAACCGTTGGCTTTCAACTGCTCAACGAATTTTTGAGCAAGAGCCTCGGGTGAATTTTCGCCGTCAACGGAAAAGTTCACTACTTCACCGTCTTTTTTGTCGCGGTCCTGGCCATGACCACCAACCGCGTCAATCACAATTCTGAAATCTCCCATTTGAAATATTTTTAAGTGAATGAATTCTGTTTAAAGCCGCCATCAATTGAAAGGCTGATTAAGAGAACGCCGCTGTTCTGCTAAGCAGGTAAACTGCGTCAATAGCATCTACTCCAGGCATCGCATTAAGCTCAACCTTTGTCCATTCCTGGTAGGGATCATTATCACCCCACTTTGAAATCAGGGCCTGTTTGAACTTACCATAGTTCACCTGTTCAATCGGCTTGAGTTCTTCAATAGCAATCGCATTGTGAATGGTGCCGAGCTTACCAGTTGGCACAAAGGCCACATTGGTGGTTTCGAACGGCTGGATCGTATTGATCACGCCATCCTTTTCAATACCTATTACCTGGTCAACTATTTCTATCTCCGGAAGGTTTTGCGCCCTCAGAAATTCGTTTGTTGTTGTCAGCACCGGTAACAACTTGTTACCAGACTTGCCAAGGAAGGCATTATACTGGTCCTTCACCTGCGTAGTGGCGATGAACAGGAACCAGCTATCCCATGTCATCAGCGCCTTGGTGAAACTGATACCACGAGTACGGGCATCATTCACGACAGTTTGGAAATCTGTGATAGGAGTTGCAGAGGCTGCGGTTGTCCAGGTCACAGCTGCGTTCTTTTTGTTTCCTGCTGGCATCAGGAGATCCATTGCAGATGCAAGGACGATACCGTCAGGGTTATTTGTAACCGTAAGTGAAATCTTTCCGGTTGAAATTGCTTCCAGTGCCATGATATCAATACGCTTCATGGATGCGTCACCTACCTTCTTGACATCACCAAAAAGAAGATCAAGGATTTGACGTTTCTTCACTTCCTCACTCACTGGCATATTCTGCAGTGCCAGAAATTGCCTCATGATATCTTCATCCATATGGAACTTCTCAGTGATGGCAGGAACCTCACCCTGGTACTTTTCCAATCCTTGCCTGCTACGAACCGGTGATTTGGAACCACGGGCAGTAACAGAAGCAGCTGCTTCGATACGGCTACGGCCAACAACAGAGGTGAATTTCAGGCTGGGCATGGGTGTACCCCAATCGAAATATTGCTCAAACCAGGTTGGCGCAAACCTGTCAAGGCTTTTATCAATGATGACCTGCAGTTTATCTGAGTAACTGCCGAATACTGATTTAATCGTTGCCATAACTAATATTTAGTTTTAACAGGTTAGTTTTTATTCCTGGGTTTGAAAATTCTTTTACTTAGAATGACTGAGAGAAAATGATGTTTGGCATCAGTGCTTTCACTGAAGCGGGAACGGGCCCGATCCTTCTTTCATACACCGTACCGCGAATCACCACGGAGACGGTTTCCACAAGACCAGATGCAGGAACTACAACCTCATTCATCAACAGGCCTTTTGCCTTACTGTATCCATCATCAACGACGAATACCGCATCACCGGCTGTACCCGCTACACCGATGGTTGTACCTACGGTCAGTTCATCATAATCAGGGTCAGAATCATCGATGGCCGTGATCGCACGGGCTGTACCTCCTGTAAGGTTTATGCTTTGACCAACGGCCAGGTTATGGCCCTTGGTGACACGATACGCTGTTGCTGAATCAGTGGCATTAGCCTGGAGAACACCGAGTTTCCCTGCTTTTGCTTTTCGAGTGGCTTCATCGAAACCAATCACGGTACCGGCTGGAATGGTAGTACCTGCTGCAAGCACAGTTTCATCGAGTGTGAAACCTCCTTGAGCAGTTTCATGAACCACCTGGAATACTTCTACGCTTTGTGAAGCGGTTTCACTTTGAATACCTAATGCCATATTGAAAAGTTTTAAGGTTTGCTTTATTATTTACCTGCTGCTGTTGCTACAGGTTTACTCTTTGCTGCCCATGCTTCGATATCAGCATCCTCCTTTCCTGCAGTGATAGTCGTTGAACCGCTCGCCGGTGTCGTTCCACCTGTCAGGATTTGATTATTCTTATCCTGCTTGAGAGCTGTCCAGTCTGTCTCCACATCGGAGATGAAATCATCGAGATCTTCTTCCTTTTCGGGAAGTGCCCGTTTGGACCAGAATACTTCAGGAATATCTTTCAGCTTTTTGGCTGCCTGGCTCCTGATAGATCCTTGAGTCTTTTCGGTTTCCAGCTTGGTTACTTTATCCAAAAGAGTTTGCGCCCACTTTGGAACTTCGTCACCTTGGTTCGGTTTTGCCGGTTCATCGATGTCATCAACATCATCCGGATCATCCTTCTTTGGCGGCTGTCCTTTGGCTTTCGCCTCGGCAGTTCTTACACGGTCATCTGCTTTTGCGATCTCCTCAAACGGACTGAGTTCGTTGAGTTCATCGATATGCGTGTCATGATCCGCTACTTCTGTGATGTCTGGGTATTTCTTGTGAAGTCTATCCGCGATTGCGTCTATCCTTTTCTGAGAAAGGTTTTTCACACCTAAAGTCTTGAGTTTAGCCTTTAGTTGTGCTTTGAATGTGTCGAGCATATGAGTAAAGAGCTTTAATGGTGTGAAATTATACGGCTCTTTTATTACCTGCTATTTTAAAAAGTCAAAACCTCCCTTTATTGACAAATTGAAGATTTGATTTGTATCTTGTCCGCCCATGAAAGGAGTTCACGCAAAGAAAATAATGGATGATCCTCTCCCTGGATGCAATGAGATTTGTCTTTATGGTGGCAATTGGAATGTGGCGTACAGGTGGCTCTATTCTCACGTACAGCTGGTTTATTCCATTGAGGAAGGAGAAATGATCACAAAGGAAATCCATGAACAATGCAGCCAAGTGAAACTATTACCTCGTTCTTTCCTCCTTAACGAAATGGCTTTTGAGTTTCGCCATGGACTGCTGGGCTCTCTTAAATTCACTACTCCTGCCCTGGAGAAGGTCTTGATCACCAACTGGAGCCGCTATTTGCTTGAATCCTTCCATACCGATGAGGTGCTGGAATTCGTACATAAACTGAAGATACTCAGAGATAACAGGCTTGAAACCCTGCCATTCCTACGGCGTTAAACGGTAAAGTCCTGTTAATGGGCTTGCAGGATCGACTATTTTGATTGTATTTTTGCGCCATGCACTCTCCCGAATACCTAAAGGAACTGGAAGCAAAGTTGCGCGCCGGAAAGAAACTTTCCCGGTCAGAGGAGGCTGTTTACCTTATCGAAGTTATCGGCATGGATAAAGAAGAGGTGGAGAGAATATTCGCTATCAATGACAACAAGAATAAAACTGTCATTATTGACTAATCCATCCGAGTTCCTTCATCAGTTTATCAATTTCCTTTTCAATGGTTGAAAAATCC